TGCCCGTGAGACTCACCTTAACTGAAAAGATAGCCAGAGAATCAATACCTTGCCTCCCAGGAAGCTTTTATATCTCTCAGCAGGAAGACAGCCTGATTTTTGATGAAGCAGGACGTTTATTCATCAGCAGATGCAGTTATCAGGCTGGCAACAAGAAAAAGTTATCCAGTTGCAAGAGCGTATATAGCCATGAATAAAAAATATAAATTATTAACAATTACTTTATTTGTGTTTTTCTCAGGCATCCTTGTCACTATCAGTAACATGACTAAAAGTGGCAATGTTAACTGCTCTGGAACCTTACAAATGAATTCACCGGGCGATCAAGAGTTTCTCTTTAATGGAACCATCAGTGTGGTGATACGACCGGGTACTGAAAGTATTATCAGTATCTTTGGTACTTCGGTATCAGCAAGACAGCCTTCCCCCATCAATACGCATCTCGTTAATCGGGATATAACATTCACGGTCCTGAGCAGAAACAAAAGCGATTTTTACCTGAGTGATATGAAGACAACAGCTCACCCCGGGGACAGCATGACCGAGACAGAGGCCTCTGGGCTGCTTTTCGATATGTTTGATCTGGAAAACAACAGGCTCACCGTTCGAAGATACCTCAATACCTTTGTTTTTGGCGATGTTCCTCTTCCTTTATTTATTTGTGTGAAAAAAAGATAAAATTTTATAGCCCTTTAATCGGTTTAATATGAAATAAGGTGATTTTCGGATGACCATCTTAACGTTGGTGATATGCACATCTCAGGGCAGAGTTCAAACCAGGATACGGTCAACTGGTTCTGCTCCATAACTTTGCGGTACGACGTAACGTATGTCTGAGATGAATACACTGTGCATATCTTGCCGTTATTCTCGACCTGTTCACAACAGAACGGATGGCAAACCAGGCGGGGAGACAAACCAAAATGATTAGGCGTTTAAATAGAACTTCAGATTGCAACCAAACGAATCCGAAAAGAGATAGCGGGAGAAGTTGAAATGGTGCGATAATAGGAGCAAAACACAGAACATAATACCATGTATTTACTGTGATTTATTTTCACAAATAACGTAGATACCCGAATTGATACCCGTTTTGATTTCGCTCCCGATTGAGGAACAAAACAGGGCTATTCCGTAGCCCTGTACCAAGCTTGCCAACGGTATTTATCCAGCCGTAACTGGCGCAGGCATTCCGCTGTTTCGATGTCTGCTTGCAGATCTTCGTCGCTGTCTGTTCCTGCTTTACTCGCTCCCTTGCATGGCTCCTGCATCAAATCCGCTGATGGAATTGGCCGCATCGAGGGCTCGCTGCCGCAGCTGCACAGCGTGATCGTCAAAATCGCACTTAATATGCTTCGGGTCGTTAACATATTTCACCACGTCTCGATAAATGGTTCGGTAAATCACCTTACCTTCTGCACTGGCCGCTGCCGCTTTTTGCTCGCCAGCAGCGACGGTTTTCTCAGCCTTTTTGTTTTTTTCTGTATGCTCGCTGTTTACCTTCTCGCTATGGGCGTACCAGCCTTTCAGATAACCCGCGTAAAAGGTACCAGCGAAAAGCGCCAGCAGAACGGCCAGCGCTAACAGCTTCGCTTTAATGGTCACTGGTCTATCTCCCAGCACGTTAACGCGCTTTCCTGATCCCGGCGCACAACCTGACCATAGCAGCCATTCTTCTGGCCTTTTGTCAGTCGACAGTCGCGGCCACCGTCTCTAATCCACCAGCGGATCGCTTCACATGCACCTTTACGTTCACCGGCATTAATGCGCTTATAGAACGTGGACGGGAAGCACTTACTCGGCCCGATGTTGTACGGGCAGAATGAAGCAATACCCGCTTTCTGCGGTTCTGTCAGCGGCACATTGATATTTCGGTTAACCCACACCAGAGCCTTATTGCGTTCGATGGCGTTCACCTGATTGCATTTGGCCTGTGTCAGTTTCATGCCCTGCACCACCGGTTTACCATCAACCATCGTGGCGCCCCGGCAAATCGTCCAGATGCCGGAGCCGTCTTTGTACGCAGTCAGGCTGTTACCCTCTTTCTCATTCAGAAACTGATCGAGGATGACGGATGCAGGTGCGCCGGCGAGCACTAACCCCAGAACTGCGGCGCTGAGTTTAGTCTTGCTGGTAGCCATTATCACGGGCCTCTTTTCGACGATCGTCTTTGATTTTGAAATACAGGTTGGTCAGATATGTCAGCAAACCAAAGAGAATACTGGCAATGACGCCGATTGCGGCCCACTGGCTGGGGCTTACTTTATCGAGCAGCTGCAACAGCCAATACCCAAAGCTGCCAATAGATGTGCCGTAGGAGAGTCCTGCTGCTACGTCTGAAAGGTTGTTCATCCTCATGCCTCACCCCTTGTGGGGAAAATCATAGTAGTGGGCTGAGGGTAAGCGGGCGAGCCGGTCGGGATCCCGACTATATTGTGGAGGTCGATTCAAGCAACCACAGATGGTAAACTCTCTCGAATCAATAAAAATCTAGATGGACCTGGGTTTATCGTAGCTGTTAAGAGGCAACGAACTGTTAATTACATCGAAAAGGCAATGTCTATGATGGAGTCAATTTCTAATAACCTTGTGAGATTTGCAGCACTACTGAGCGTCATAGGATTAATAAAAGGGCATAGTGAAGGCAATAGCATTATGATTTTAATAGAGATTGTCATGATAGCTATGTGGCTACAAATGGATTACAAAAAAAATAATATCTTTAATTAAAAAATAGAACTTATATTATGAATAGTATTAAAAATGAAAAGCTTTACGGAATTGAGGCGCTTAGAGGTATTGCAGCCCTTGTTGTTGCCATTGGTCATAATCGTGGTATGTTTGGTCAAATAGAACTTGGATCATTGATGGACAGACTGACAGCAAATGCAATATTCGGGGTTGAAATATTCTTCATAATAAGCGGATTTATTATTTCATATTCCACAAGAAACATAAACTCACCATCATTGCGTAATACAGCGTCATTTCTTGTTAAAAGAATATTTAGAATATATCCTGTTTACTTTGTAATACTTGCTGTTTATGTAGCCCTGTTTTATAGGAACATTTACACCGGCGTTGCAGAGGATGGTACTTTATCAACAGTAAACATTATTAAGTCTTTCTTCCTTATACCGCTAGACTGGAATTCCTTACCTCCATATTATGGCTGGGGAACCATAATTGTTTCATGGTCTTTAGCTTATGAAATGTATTTTTATATTGTATTTGCACTCTCAATGTCAATTAGTATCAAATACAGAGCTTTGATTGCATCTATTGTACTGGTGAGCATAAGTATTTTATTGCCTGTTATATTCAATGGTAACATTACCATCGACGCACAAAGATATTATTTTAATGGTGGATATTTATTATCTCACTTTGGGTTCATAGGAAACCCAATTGTTTTTGATTTCATTCTTGGAATGATAATTGCACAAGTACTTCCATCCATTAATAAATTCAAAATAAACAACGGAGTAATTAACAGCCTTGCCATAGCTTTGCTAGGATTTTCTTTTGTGTTTTGGCTGAATGGAATTTCAGAAGGTCATGGGCTAACCAAATCTGCATATATTGCTTTTGCGATAGTATCTTGCGTTATAATTCTTGAAAGAAATTCAGTTTTTGTTTTTAACAAAGTACTAATATCATTAGGAACAATATCTTACTCGCTTTATTTGATTCACGTTCCAGTAATAAAATACATAGAGCTTTATGGTCAGACAATAGGGCTTAACACTAATATTAGATCATTGCCTCTATATATATCATCTTTAACAATATCTGTTTGCTTGGCATATGTGATATTCAACGTAATAGAAAAACCTTTCATCAATGCTGGGGCAAGGATTGCCAAAAAGATTTCTGGGTAAAAAAAAGGCGTCCATGGACGCCCTTTTATTATACGTTTGTCCCATCTGATCTTTGCCAGCTCCCTGTTGTGCCGTTCCACTGTATTTGAAGCCCTAGCGTTGTGTCGAAATAAGTGAACCCCATTCCGACAGGGGATGGTCTGGCTGAAGTAGGTCCGCTATAAAAAGTATCAGGCGTACCCCTGCATGCAAGTATTCTATTATTTGTTGGTGGATTTGTATTAAGATTTAGTTTTACAGTAAGGTCATCATCAAATTGAATTCCCATTAGGGTAATATCGGTGCAACTATTTGCTGGATCAGTGAAGCAAACTGGTCGTACGTAGTACCCACCATAGGAGTAAGATGTCCCCATCGCACCACCAGATATTGTGCATTGCTTGCTATTACTTAAGGAAATACCTCCTGCTTT